ACTTTATACAGCAGGAGAAAACATTGTACTTACAACAACATCTGCTAAAGCAGTACAAGTTCTTACCGCAATCAATGCTGCAATTGCTGCTGTTCCGGGTGGACAAGTAGTTGCTGTAGATTTACCAGCTGGATCTCAAGTTACTTCTGTAGCAATAGCATAATAATAATTTATTAAATAAAAAAAATATGGCAACTAAAAAAATTGTTACAAAAAAAGCGGATATGAAAAAAGCAGATATGAAAAAAGCTTCTCCGGCTAAAATGGATTCTCCTGCTTATATGAAATCAACACCTAAAATTGTTGTAACTAAAAAGACTACGGTTAAGGCAGCTCCTGCTAAAATGAAAAAATGCTAATATGGCATTCTTAATGAAGGGTGCACCTTATAATATGGATAACACTCCAATCTATAGTACAGACATGGATGGAAACGTATTAGGTATGGCGCAGAATAACGGAGCAATCTTAATTAATAAAGATGTATCCCCATTAGAATTACAAAAGAATAAGACTATATCTCATGAGAAAGTCCATATAGATCAAATGAAACGTGGTGATTTAGACTATACGGACACTCATGTTATGTGGAAAGGAAAGAAATATTCCAGAGCAACTATGAAAGAGGGCTCAAAAAAATTACCTTGGGAAATAGAAGCTTATAAAAAGCAGTAAATACACGTAATAATAATATTATATAAATCTAATATTATTTAATTATGAAAAAAGTATTTTTAATTATCGGAATTGCATTATTTAGCTTTAATGTTTTTGCTCAATCAAAAGTTAATATTAATAATTTAATTGGGTATTGGGAACCAAATCGCCACGCAACACAAATGGTATTTTGGAAAGATGTTAAAAATCAATTACAAGTCGTTGAGTTTAGTACAGTTGATGGAGTGCCATTAAGGCTTTTATCAATGAAAATTGTAAACAATACATTAGTCATTAAATCAATCTGTGACGAAAAAAATTGGTCTACTGAATGTAGTTATACTTTTATCGACGATAATACATTAGAATGCATTGTAAAAGGTCCTGTTAATGGCACTATAGTATATACAAGAGTAAAATAATCAACAAATAAAAACAAACAAAATGGCATACAAGCAAACACCAGGAAGAGGTAACAATCCTAAAACAGGATATGGAATTCCAACTCCATTTAAACAAACTACCGAGGATCCAAAAGTAGCAAAAATGCAAGAATCAATTGCTAAAAGAAAAGCATTTGGACCAACAGCAGACGAACAAAAGAAAGCTGAAGGATTTGCAGCAAACGCTCCTAAAGGCAAAGTGTTATCTGGGACTGAGTTTGATATTAAATCTGGAAAAACAGCTCCAAAAGAATTTGAAAAATCTTTAAAATCAGGTAAAGAACTTGGATTAGAGAAATCTCCTAATGATATGTTTATAACAGACAGCGCCGGGAAAGTGCTTAAGAAAGCGGCAGCTAGTAACCCTAGTGCTATTGAAGCCTTGAAAAAAGAATATGGCAAAATGAAGTCTAGCACTGAAGGAGCAAGAAAAGCTAACACTATGGCTCAAAACTATACCTTAGGTTTAGCTGGAAAATAAAATGAAAAATCTATCCACAACAGGTTATAAAAAAAATAGTCCTGATAAAGATAGACCTTATAATGTAATACCTAGCGGGGAAATCACAATGAAAAACGTAGGTTTCCCCGTTTTGGGTATTGATAATGAAGGCAATTCTAAAGTAATGGAACCAGGTGAAGATTATTCTTTTCCAGGCAATACTGTTTTAGAATTTAAACTTGGAACAAAAAACAAAAGTAAAATATATAATAAAATATTTAAAAGATAATTATGGGACAATACGGTAATCAACCAGACTTTGGAACAAGAGCATTAACAATAACTCCACAAGGAACTGCTGGTGATAGCGGAGACCCTGGGCAACTATTAAATTCAGCTGCTTTGTATATTGGCACAGGCGGTACGTTATGTGTTACTGTTGTCGGACCTACAGACACCGGTGCCGCAGAACCTGGCGCAACTATATTTACAAACATTCCTAATGGAACGTTTTTCCCTGTTATTGTAGACTATGTTTGGGAAGCCACTGACGAAGGCGGCACCACAACTTGTTCTGACATAATAGCGCTTTACTAATGGGTTGGGGTAATGGCATAAGCATAGGTTGGCCTAATGCAAGTGCTCAAGGAGGAACGCCAGGTGAAATGGTTTATTTTGAAGTGCTTGAATTGTGTGGAGGAGGAATAGATCCTGGATCAACAACTAAATTAGCAAATAATTCAATATACCATCCTGGAGATTATGTAGAGTATTTTGGAGGGGGAGGAAATAGAGTATTATTAGGGAATGAAACACCAAGTATGGGGGTTACATCATACGATATAAGCGGACCTGTATACACTAGTTGCCCAGTATAAATAATAAAACAAAACAATAATTAATAATTAAATTAAATCAAAATGGAAGTAGTAAAACAAATTACAAAAGAACAATTAGAAAAAATTGTAACTCAACAAAAAAATCTACAAACTTTATTAACTAATATTGGAGTATTGGAATCTCAAAAGCATGGATTCTTACACCAACTAGGAGACCTTAATAAAGCAATCGAGGAATTTAAAGGAGAGTTAGAAGCGGAGTATGGAGCAATCAATATTAATGTAGAAGATGGCTCGTATACTGATGTTGAAATTCCAGTAGAATAATAATGAATTCAGTAATCCGCAAGATAAGCATTGGATCTGACTATAAGAACGATGCAATGCATTACTCTTTAAACCAAAACGTATATGGGGGACATGAAATCTCTCATATACTTTTTGATGAAGATGACAACTCCTACAATATATATATTAAAAAAGAAGACGAAGTAATGCCTTGGAAGAAGTTTAATTCTAATATGAGCATTGCCGTTGAATACGATTTAGAATATTAAAGTGACTGGAGTATTTGATTTCATAGTTAAACCTGTGGGGTCTAGGTATGAAAATAGTATTGATATTGATGGTAAAGAATTAATAGTAAATACTAAGATAGAAAGTTTTAAATCTGTTAGTAATATAGCTAAAGTAATTGCAGTTCCATATGCATATAAAACAGATATAAAAGTAGGCGATACCGTAGTTATACATCATAATGTCTTTAGAAGATTTTATGATATGAAGGGTAAACAAAAAAACAGTAGATCTTATTTTAAAGAAGACTTATACTTCTGTAGTCTAGATCAGATATACTTATATAAAACAGATACGGAATGGAAATCATTTGGCGATAGATGTTTTATTAAACCGTTAAAAAATACAGATCATTTAAAGCTTGATAAAGAACAAAAGCTTATTGGTATATTAAAATACGGTAATGACTCTTTAAAAGAGCTTAAAATCAATCCTGGAGACTTAGTGGGTTATACTCCTTATGGAGAATTTGAATTCATTATAGATGGTCAGAGATTGTATTGTATGAAATCTAATGATATTGTAATTAAATATGAATATAAAGGAAACGAAGAGGAGTATAGTCCAAGCTGGGCACAAAGCGGTTCTTGAATTAATTAAAGTTGCCGAAGAAGCTATTCTAGATAATGGAGAAGATGATTTAAGTGCAGATAAATTAAAGAATGCCGCAGCTACAAAGAAATTGGCTATATTCGATGCTTTTGAAATTCTTAATAGAATTGAAGAAGAAGAGAGAATGTTAGAGGAAAGCGAAAAAGAACCAACGGCTAAAGTATTTAAAGGCTTTGCAGAAGGGAGATCCAAGTAATGTACGAGAATACTCTATTTAAAGTTTTACCGGATTATATTAAACCAGCTGTTTTAAAGAAAGAGAATAGACTTAAAACATGGAAGTACGGTTATAACAAACAGTATGATATTATTGTTATAAGTAAGACCGGAAAGATTGGTGAAATATATGAAATACAAAATCTAAAAATTGCTTTGCCTTTATTAGAAGACTCATATAAAAGAAACGATAAGAAAGAATTACAATACTGGGAACAATTAGAAGTTCCTAAAGAATTAGCTAAAATAAAGAATGTGTTTGATTGGAATAAATATCCAGATGCATTTAAAGAAAAGTGGTACGATTATATTGATAATGAATTTAGATATAGAGACGAAGGCTTTTCATTTTACAACAATGGTATTCCAACTTATATAACAGGTACACACTATATGTACTTGCAATGGAGCAAGATAGATGTTGGTGCGCCAGACTTCAGAGAATCAAATAGATTATTCTTTATATTTTGGGAAGCTTGCAAAGCAGATTACAGATGTTATGGAATGTCTTATTTAAAAAACAGACGTTCTGGATTTTCTTTTATGTCATCTGCAGAGTTAGTTAATCAAGCAACAATGTCAAGCGACTCCAGGTTTGGTATATTATCTAAATCAGGATCAGATGCTAAAACAATGTTTACCGACAAAGTTGTTCCAATATCAATTAACTATCCTTTCTTTTTTAAACCTATCCAAGATGGTATGGATAGACCTAAAACAGAATTAGCATATAGAGTACCCGCTTCTAAGTTTACAAGAAAGAAATTAGATAATAATGAAAACCCTGAAGAACTTGATGGTCTTGATACAACAATTGACTGGAAGAATACAGGAGATAACTCTTATGATGGTGAGAAATTAAAACTTCTTGTACATGATGAAAGTGGTAAATGGCTTAAGCCTGATAATATATTAAACAACTGGAGGGTTACTAAAACTTGTTTAAGATTAGGTAGCAGGATTATTGGTAAGTGTATGATGGGTTCAACATCAAACGCTTTAGATAAAGGAGGGGAGAATTTTAAGAAACTTTATTACAATTCAGATGTTACGAAAAGAAACGCCAATGGACAGACTAGTTCAGGATTATATAGTTTGTTCATACCTATGGAATGGTCCTA